TTACCGTCAGTAGAGTAACCTAATTCACCTTCACAGAGATCTGTTTGTAATCTATCTGCATCTGTTCCTCTACGTAAGAAAATTCTTGCTTTTTTTACCTCTGCCATATACAATTATTTATCTTTAAACTAAATATTTAAAATGGTACCAGAACAATTTTATATACTCGCGGATCAGCAAACATCAGGCTTTGTTGTTAAAATACTGAATGCTCGTGATAATAGCGTAGTTAAAATGCATACCTTCCCTGGTACTATCACTAGTCCTCCTGTTTTATCAGGAGATACAGCTACTTTTATGTATAAAGCAGCAGTCACTAAGTATTTAGTTATTCTTAATATTAAAACTAATGCTAAGAGTGAAAAGATTATTCAGTAATCTCTTCTGCAGATTTCTTTTCATGTATAACAGGTATAGCAGCTGAGCGAATATCTTCATTAGCTGCTTTTCCTATCTTACGTACATCATCTTTACTCTTCATTAACTTCAATGGTACGTTCTTGAATGGATGGGTATGCGGAAATGTCTCAAAGACAGCCCCAGATACTCCTTGGATTTTTCTCTGATAAGAAGAGATAGAATCATATGAAATATCCCCTTCTTTTAGTCTACCTTCGACAATTACAGGCTCGGTTTCTTGTATCTCTACAGGAGCTGTAATATGTTGCACACTTAGCTCTCCTTCAACATGTAAAGAACCACCTATAACTACATTTTGATTAACACCTAGGTTACCATCTACTACAACTTGCTTTTTATTTTTATTACGTAATAGTAACATCTCTGCTGCAATTGTTATAACTTTAGAGTCTATATTAATTTCATCTTCAGCAACAATATTAGTTTGTTGACCTGCAATGTTTGTTATTGAACCACCTATATCTAAACCACCTACCGTCTTAATAGATACTCCACCAGCACCGACTTGTACATTCCATTTGTTATTAATACTCTGTACTAAACTACCACCAGGTAAGTCATCAACATGTACATATTCATGTAGTGGTCTTTCTTTTTGAGTGGCTGCTACTCCTTTATCAAATACCAATACTTGGTCAATATCGATTTTACCTATATCATCAACCCTTATAGACGGGAAATCATTAAAGACCAAACCTATATTCTCTATTTTATTTTTAGTTATTGAAATAATCTCATTACCACCACGTCCCATCTTCTTCTCTAAGTCAGTTAAATCAGTAGCAATAGATTTTAAACGCTGGATGACATATGTATTTTTATCCTCTTCAACCCAATTACCATTTTTCGTGCTAGGACTAAGACCTGAGCCACCGCATACAGGACAACTACTTGATTTGCTTAAAAATGAACTTTTATCACTTACGGCATTCAGTACCGATGCAACGCTAGAGTTCACAGAGGTCACTTTACTAAAATCATAATCAGAGTCCCCGGATACGTACCTGTGAACTGAATTGTTAGAGGTAGAAATACTAGTGAATACATATTTATTATCCCATATTAATTGTCTGTTACTACCTGTACAAACAGGGCATGACTCGAAATCTCCTTCTCTGCTCTGGAACAAACTAGTCTTCTTAAAGAAACCTACTTCAGTTTCTATTTTACTAGCTCTCTTAACTTCAAATAATTGTTTTGCATCAGCTATAGGGTCTAATAACTCTTTATACTCCTTAAATATATTATATTTTTGATTTCCAATCTTAGTATATTTGTCTCCTATAAATATTTGATCTATATCTCTACCTACATATTCGTTATTATAACCTTTTGTAGTAGTAAATTTATCCCCTTGTATTAATTTTTGATCGTTATTAGTAGCAAATTCAATATTAACGTGGTTATTTAACTCTTTGAATGAGCCACTATGATGAGTAAGTTTTAATGCTTCTCTATTATCGGTATTTACTATTTCAAACGAGCCACCTTTTTGATTTATAACATACTTGTTACGATATGTTTCAGTGTTATGATCATAGCTCTGAATATCAGAGTTTTTATTCTCGCTACTACCCGGATAATCTATACCATTATTATCTGAAGTATCATAAATGGACTTCCAATCCTCTTGACCATGACTTATAGCAAAATAAACAGGGGAAGTAGGATCCCCGTCATCAAAAAATACCCATACATGACTACCTACATTAGGTAAACCAAATGTTCCTTTTGCGGCATTACTATAAGTGCTAGGGTTATAGTTATATCCATATTTATTACCATTTTCAAAGGGTACATCTCCTGCATTAGTAAATGCATCAGTAACCTTTAAGTCCTGTATTTCATATTTTCTACCAGGCTTTTCTCCTATACCTTCATTATTAAGACTATATTTTGTTTTAACATAGTCTTTATTATGATTGTGATCAGAAACATTATTACTATCTGATATTGTTCCTGTTTTCTCGTATGCGTTATACCTACCAGAACCAGAACTACCATTTAACGGTGCTGCACAAACTGCCCATGGTAATATTCGCTTCAGATCTTCAACAACATCAGTAATATCACTATTGATATTTTTACCTATAAACTTAAAGGATTTATCTTTATTGAGCTCATTCCACTTTGTATAAACAGTAGGGCTAATATGAGGGACCCATACTTTTACTTTACCAGATTTTTCAGGGTCGTTGTTTTGTATAACAATACCTAGATAGTTACCATGATATTTCTTACTAATTTTTTGATTACTTGTCTTACTAGCGTTTATAAATACATCATTAGCCATGTAGTTCCTCCCATGTTGCGCATAATTGACCTTGTACTTGTTTGTTTGCTTGCTTCTTAATTGAAGCAACAGCACCATCTACCATTTCCTGTTGATACTCTTCCTTTTTTGTAGGGTCTTCTTTTAACTGTTTTTTTACTGTAGGGGAGATATCTGTAATCTGCTTTTTTGGTTGCGTTGTATCTACAACAGGTATGGTATTATTTAAGGCTGTTTTAGAAAAATTCTCACCTTTAGGTTCCTCTTCTACCACCCCTTCATGTTTAAATTTATCTTTAACTTTATTAAACAACTCTTTATACTGACGAACCTGACTAGGGGATGCTGGAGTGGCGTCAGGACATATATTATTAATAGAGCCTCTAATTTTTTGTTTAAAAAGAGCTACCTGATGTACTTTAATTTTTTTATAAGCAATTTTTCTTAATTCTAAGTCAATTTTACTCTCAAGCTTATTTTTAATTTTACTTAACTCTCTATTTATAAATTGATCAAAGAATAATATTTTCTCTAGTATTGGATTTTTATCGAGTACATCCTTTATTACTTTGTTTATACAACCAGCTGCTTGCGCTTGTAGCTGATCAATAGAGCTAGACACGAAACTATTAACTTGAGATAGGAATTGTTGTCCAGTATCTACAAAAAACTGACCAATCTTAGCTCCAGATATATTCTCAAGAGTCTTATTAATAGAATTTACTGGATTTGAGTTTAAGATCTGCTTAACCTGTCCAGGTGTCACTCTATCAATAACATTAGTGGGAGATAAAGTTTCCTTAACTGTGGTAACCTGATCTTTTACAAATGTATTTAGTTTGAAAGCCATCGTAATTATTTAATCCTTGACATAATATCAGAAACCCCTATAATAATAATATGATTAAAGTATCTCATGAATCTCCTATAGCTTTATTAGAAAAATCAACAGAATATAATGATTATCAATACTGTTTAGTGCATCTGATGGAGGAACAACCACAATACGAAGAGTGGTTCATGGAGAAATACAAAGCAATGCATCCGGAAGGGGAGATTCTACTTGATAACTCCATCTTTGAGTTGGGTACTGCGTTTGATTCAGAAAAATACATCGATTGGGTGAGAAAAATTAAACCTAATTACTATATCGTACCAGATGTACTTGAAGACGCACAGGGTACCATGGAATCATGGGAAAGGTTTACTAGCAAGTATGTTGGATGCCCAGAGAGTCTGAGAATAGGAGCTGTACAAGGTAAGACATGGAAAGAAATAGTGGAATGCTATAAATTTATGTCTGATAAAGCAGACTATATCGCGATTAGTTTCGATTTCTCATACTATCAAACTACATCAAGTGGTAATACTAAGCTAGAAAGATACTCACAAGGTCGACAGCACTTAATTGAGAGATTAGCTCAAGAAGGTATATGGAATTACAAAAAACCACATCATTTACTAGGAGCTAGCCTTGCAAGTGAATTCTCTCATTATGTAGGTAAATATAATATTCGTACAATTGATACTTCAAATCCAGTTGTTGCAGGACTTTTAGGTTACAGGTACAATAATGATTTCGGTTTAACTCATAAACCTACTCAATTACTTGCTGATTTAATTACTGCAGAGCCAAATGCTGATCAAATTGAAGATATCATGTATAATACAAAAATGTTTAAACTTATTTTGAAACGTTATAGCTGATAAAAATGACCAAACAAAAGAATAAATGGATAGCATTCTTTTCTCAGACTGGGTCTGAAATAGTAGCAATTAGCCAAGCACTTGGTAGGTGGCCTGATTATATTGTAACTAACAGAATGGATAATGATAGTATTAACCCAACTTTGCTTCATAGAAGTAACTATAATGAATCTGGAGAGGAGGGATCGACATTAATTAGAATACCAAAATGGCCTAAAGAAGTAGATTATATGAATATTGCTGACTATATGGGATTTAGTATTCTTAATGGGAAATGGAAAGATAATGTTCTTGTAACTCTACATGGCTATCTACGTATTCTACCTGCAGGCTTCTGCGATAAAACAAGAATATATAACGGACACCCAGGATTAATTACAAAATACCCTGAGTTAAAAGGATTTAACCCGCAAAAGAAAGCGTTTGAAGCTGGTACTTATAAAACAGTGGGGAGTGTTATACATGAGGTAATTCCTGAACTTGATTCAGGGGATGTTATTGATGAAGGAGAAATTAAAAACGATTTTGTCAATCTCGAAGATTGTACTTTAGCTTTACATGATTTATCTATACAATTATGGACAAAGTTCCTAAAAGTTAAATTATGAGAATTTCATTTACTGGCGCACAATCAACAGGAAAAACTACTTTACTTAACTTATGTAAAGAAAGATATCCTAATTTTATATATGTGGATGAAGTAACTCGACGTATAAAGAGAGATAAAGGGGTAGAGATAAACAATACTGCTGATAATTACGATAAAACTCAAATTGAAATTATTAAAGATCATTTACGTAATATTAAAATAGATGATAAGAAAAATAAAGTAATTCTTGATAGATGTATATATGATGGTTTCTTCTATACAAGATATCTATATGAACAAAATAAAGTTTCTGTAGAAGTATATAATTATGCATATAAAATTTTTAGAGAGAATAGACATAAATATGATGTCATCTTCTATACTGATCCAGTTGATGTTAAGTTAATAAATGATGGAGTGAGATCGACTGATATAGATTTTCGTAACAGAATAATAGAATTTTATAATGAGTATAATATTGATTTTGATGCGAATGTAGTCAAAATAAGTGGAACAGTAAGTGAAAGATGGAATATAATTAATAAGATTTTAGAACTATGAGTGATACATTAGATAATAGCGCAATTAGCAAGCACCTAGGTAAATCTAGTCAGTATAAATCTACATACGACCCGTCTCTTCTTGTAAGAGAGCCTAGAATTAACAATAGGAAACATCTAAATATAAAAGATGAAGAGCTTCCGTTCTTTGGATGTGATGTATGGAATGGATTTGAAGTGTCTGCATTGTTAGATTCAGGTCTCCCTACAGCGTTTGTAGCAAAGGTAGTATACCCTTGTGATAGTAAATACATTGTAGAGTCTAAATCTATGAAGCTTTATTGGAATAGCTTCAATATGGAAAAATTAGGTAAAGATGTATGCGAGGTGTTTAGTAGTATTAAGACAAAAGCATCTAAAGATCTTAGTGAATTACTAGAGACAGATGTTAAAGTGCAGTTGTTTAATCCTATCGAACTAGAATACGGAGATATGGATTTCCTAGATGATCACTCCTCGTATGAGTGCTTAGAAGAAAGATTTAAAACATTAGATATAGATGTATACTCTGAAACTCCTGGTTTACTTAAAGATAATGACTCACAAGCAGGAAAGCCTTTTAAAGTATTTTCAAGACTACTAAAGAGTAACTGCAGAGTTACCTCGCAACCTGATTGGGGAGATGTATATATTTATATCAAAGGTCAGTCTGTTCCTACTCATGATAGTCTAATGAAATATATTATATCATTTAGGGATGAATGTCATTTCCATGAAGAGATTTGCGAGACTATTTATAGTAGATTATGGGAACGTTATAAACCTACAGAGTTATCCGTAGCTTGCTTATATGTGAGACGAGGAGGGTGGGATATTAATCCTCAGCGATGCTCTCACGAGTATTTAATTGAAAAGAAAATGTGGGACGAGACTGAACCATGGTCTAAAACAGGTAGACAGTAAGAAGTAGTTGTTCATATAAAAGGAAAGGCTCGCTTTCGCGAGCCTTTTTTGATTTACTAATCTGTATTAACTAGATTATGCGTATGGTGAGAATGAAGCGTCTGTTGTTGCCAGATTCATACCAGTAACAAATACTACATGGTAGTAGTTCTTAGCACCAAATAAGTGATCAACAACACCGTAACGGGTTAAGAGACCAACCTTTGGATAGAATCCGTTAGGATCGATAGAACGCTGAATCATAACAGGAATATAAGGACAGTAGATAATACCAGAGTCGTAATATTCTGGTCCTTTATATCCGAGCAATGCGTATTCAACTTTATCTGCAGCAGCTGCGCCGAGGTTATACTGAGCCTCAGTACGGGTATCGCGATAGACATTAAAACGTCCACCAACGTTACCTACTTTAGCAACACCAATAGGAGCCGTATTAACATTACCTTCAACTGTCATCCAGCTGAACTCAGGTAACATCTCAAGGATAGAACAGACGCGAGGAGTTGCAACAATAAAGTTAGCAGCACCACGTCGGTTACGTACAGCCATTCTATTAGCTTCGATAATCAACTTCTGATAGACAGCACGGTTACGCTCAGCCATCCAACGACCATCAGCAGATGCAACGTTGAAGGTAGAGAAATGCTCATTGGATGTACCACCAAGTGCAGCCTGAATCATACGAATGATCATCTCGCGATCGATCTCAGCT